TGGTGATTCTTTTTTTGATAAAGTATCAGCTGCTATTTGTTTTACTAGCAATTCAAAGATAAGACCTGTATTCTTAAATTTTGAATGTTTTATCTTCATTATACACGTTTACTTATATAAATATCGACTAATTACCTAAATCCTTAATATTGTCTTCTTTAAGTAGGTCACTTTCTTTTTGCTTAAATACTAAGGATTTTAGAACGTCTTTGTTCTAGTGAAATACTTTTTCTGCTGTATGGGTCTCCATAACGTTTTCATTATCGCTAGGAAATCCTCCATGCATACCGTGTTGACCTAAAGGATCACGTCCACCTAACGGATTATCATTCGTACCGTAGATTGAAAATTTTTCTCTTGGTCTTCCGCCTTCTGGTCCAGGCATACCGTGTTTAGGTTCTTCTTCATATCCTGCTGGTACTTCTCCAGGTCCTGCACCTTTAGGTATTTGTTCACCTTTCGCAGTTGAAATAGCTCTTCTACCGTACATCGATGCTAAATCATGAGGAGTACCGTACGAACGTCCAGATTCAGCAGGATCGTTTCCTTCGTTTTCTACCTGTGCTAATCTAAAGAATCGTTTAGAATCCTCTCTGACTAAATCTCTCTGTTCCATATATTGGTCTTCAGATAGATCAAATAATTTTTCGTAAATATAGTCTGAGGAAAATAGTTTAGTATCTTTCATTTGATTAGCTAAATCTATCTTTTCTTTCAGTAAAGCTACTTTTTCTTGTTCAAATATAATAGAAGGAGTAGTTAATTTAATTTCAAAGTTTGTTAAACTTTCTCCTTTAAATCCTTGAGCATATAAATGAACTAAAGCTATTTTAGTTAATTCAGATTCTACAATTCTTTGTATTCTCTCTACAGTTCTTGCAAACCTTATATCTTCAGCAGCCAATGTAGCTTTACCGTTCAATTCTCCTTCGTATCCGAAATAAGCCTTTGGAATTTTAAGAGCTGCAAATAATTTTTCTTGTAGATATCTAACGTCAGTAACTCCGTCGTAATCTAATCCTTTAGTTGTCTCAATACGGGTAGAAGTATCTCCTCCTCTAACCGGTAGGTAGAAATCTTCCATCATATTCTGAACGTTAAACTTTAAGTTGTACTGACCATCTTGACCTACATATGGAGTCTTTTTCATCTGATTGATGGTCTTTTGCATAAACTGCTCTACTTCATTTGGAGGTATATTTCCTACGTTTACATAGAACATTCTCTTTTCAGGTGCTCTCATTATACGATGAATTAACATCGCATCTTCCATCAAAGTTAACTGCTTGTATAATCTACGGCCAGGTTCAATATATGCTCTACCGTAAGGTAGGTAGTTAGTATCTGAGATTAATCTAAAGTGAGCTATTTCGTAATTATCAAAATCAATAGTACGGTCACTTTTCTTTCTAGAAGAAGATAAAGTAGGATCTTGAGCAGCGGCTATACCAGCAGGCTCTAAAGTGCAAGTTACCCTCTCTGGATGTTCAGGATCCTCTCCTTCTTTTCTAAGCATATGGTATACGGTATAGGGTAGAACATTGTAAACTCCGAACTTCTCTGCTATTTCTAGCTTTAAGAAAAAGTCTCCGTATTTACACATGTTTCTTATCCAAGACCATAAATTAAATTCTATATTTAAAATATCGTAGTATAAGTTATATAGTATTCTCTGAAGATTTTCGTCTGATGATTTAATTGAAAGTATTTCGTTATGTTCATTTTTTACAGTAGCCTCATCAGCTAAAATATCTAGAGCAGAAGCTATAATTGGATCAGTATCCATAGCCTCATAATCAGCGTACAACTGTATACGTAGAGTTTGATAGTTAAGATTAGGGTTAAATATATTTCTATTATTATAGAGATATAACCTACTAAATCTATCTATTAAAGAATTTGTTTGGTACTTACCAGTAGTCTGTATGCTGTTTGTATCGGTAACCTTTAATTCATTACCGCCTACATTTCGGATAACAACATCAGACGAAAATAATCGTCTTAGTCTACCGAATAGTGAAGTATCTGCCATCTAACTGTATTTTTTATAAATAGTCTATCTTACTAACCAAGATATGTCTTCATCACCGCCTTGTGTCTTTACAATATACGGATTATTTTTCAATCTATCAACTGTGGTTATGACTGCAGGATTTTTAGCATTTAGATTAGTAAAAGAAGATAGCTGTGCTCTAGCTAAATCCATACCTTGCTGTCTTAATCTAAGAGCAGTATCTCTTACATATAGTGCAGTTGCTGCTGACATAACTAAATCATCGTTGTATCCATCTTGAGCGATAGCTTTACCGTTTTTCCAGATAAATACTCTCATTTCTTCTAATAACCTTTTAGATTGAATAGTTACAGATTTATCTCTAACGTATTCTATAAACTTAGCTATTACTAAAGGTCTAGTTCTAGATGACATTGTAAAGCCAGGTACTAGCTGGTCTCTTTCATACTTAGACATGTATGATTCTACAGTGTCTAGGTGGTTTCTAGGAGAGTAGTATAGGTTTCTATATTCTCTTTCCATCACCTGTTCTATAGTAGCCCATCCTATATTAGCATTTTCTACAACTAAAAGTGCATCGTTATACTCTGATGCTATTCCTACAAGTACATTTCCGTAATCTTTAGGAGAAAGTTTACCTTTATATTCAGCTACTTGAACGCAGTTCTCTATATCATATACATGAAAAGCTGAATAATCAGCTGAATCACCTCTAGCGACATCAGCCACTACCATATAGTCTTTTGCATAATCAGCAGGTTCCCATATCCATAAATTGCCGTCTACTCCTCTTTTTTCGAGAGGGTCTTTTAACCAAGATTTTTCTATGAATAGCATATCGTCCGGTTCAAATACTGTATCACCAGAAGCTAAGAAGTCACAATCACATTCCTGTCCGGCCATTCTAGGACCTAAGTCTGCATCTTGTTGATCTCTCCATTTTTGATCTCTTTCAGGATGTACCGTCCAAGGTAATCTTACAGGTAAGAAACTATTTTCTCCAGATTCAGCTTTAGCCCATGTTTGATGAAACCAGTTACCGATACCGTTAGGAGTGGATAATGCCATACACTGTCCACCGGTAGCTAATGTTTGTTGAGCGGCAGTAAAGGTTTCGTCTACATTTTCAATAAAGGCTGCCTCATCCATTAATAATAACGATACTGCTTCTGATCTTGCAGCATCAGGTGATGATGATTTGGCCTGTACTTTTGATCCGTTTTTTAACCTAAGTGATAATTTATTCTTTTCAACCGCTGGCAGTCTTAACCATTTTGGCAGTTGATCATACATAAAGGTTACTTTAGTAACTAAGTTACGAGCTGTAGCTTGAGTAGTTGCCAGAGCAAGTACGTTCTTATCTTTATGAAATAACATTAACCAAAGAGAATAAGCAGCAGCAAGTGTAGAGATACCAAGCTGTCTTGATTTTAGAGTAATAATGTATTGGTTATCTCTAAATAAATGAAGTACTTTTTCCTGAAATGGATATAAAGCAAATAAAATTCGACCTCTTGTAGGATGCTGAATATAGCAGTACTTTCTCATAAAGTACGCCGGATCTTTAGCGCACTTAATATACTCCTGCGCTATTATTTTTTTTATATCCTGTGCCATAACTAAATAGGTTTATAGTCAGCCATAATATGTGTTGGCGCTACACCTCCTTGTTTATTTCTAATGTTTATTGTAATTCTATATTTACCTGTTGTAAATTTTACATTAACTCTTTTTGCCACACCTCCTGAACCTCCATATTCTACAAATACTCCTGAGGTTGGTTTTGCAGCTTTTTGTAAATAGTTATCATCAATAAAGAAAAAGTCAAAATTACCAGAGTCTGCTCCTTTTACCATATAGTATCCTGATCCAATCCCAGATAACATCAAGTTGTTAAGCTTAGTTTGATCTGGTTCTACATTTTTATGAAACTCTTTAAAATTAGTCCCTGATTTATCTTCCCTGTATTCATTGAATACTCTACAGAATAATTCGTTATCTACTCCTAGCATTTCTAAAAGTGCTACTCCGTTAGGGTTAGTTATTCTACCATCAGCAACATCTTGATCGGTAAATACATTTTTTGTACCGGAGTTAAAAAAAGTTAAAGTTTCATTATATTTTAAAGACAAGTAATGATGTTTACCGTCTTTTACTAAAATTAAATCTGCAAGTGTTTGTGCTATACTCTGCTCACCTGGGGTGCTTATTAAGGGGCCTTCTGATGTAAATTTTAATGATCTTCTT